TTAATGATTTTCATTACTTGCCTCTTTATTTTCTACCGCAACCCTACCGCAACGCCGCATTGTTAAAATTTGTCCTAATTTCTTTGACGTCCTTTTCGCGTAACGCCTCGTCATGGAAGCGTTTTTGTGACCTAAAATTTCCTGAACGGTTGACATATCTTCGCCTTCATCAAGAAGCTGGCAACCGAGGGAATGACGAAAAGCATTGTAAAGTTTGATCCTGATCCCGGCCTTTTCTTCGGCAGCGTGCCATATTTTGTTAAGATTCTTATTCGTGTATGGCTTTCCGTCCGCCCGGATAAAAAGAAACTCGCTTAAATGTTTCTGTCCGTCTATTATCTCTTTGGCGTATGGCGTAAGATCAGGATTCCGTATGTCGCCGGTTTTTGTTTTTTCGCTCAATTCATTTCCTGAAAAGGCACGTTTTATATAGATTCTACCATTTTTAATGGCGTCTCTTTTAATCGCCCTGGCCTCACCAACTCTTATGCCATATTCCATAGCAAAACGGAAAATAGGCGCGTCCTGGGCGGGAATATGCGCTAAAACCTGCTCTTGCTGGTCAAGGGTAAGATATTCTATCTCTGGCAGATCGCCCATGCTCATTTTCGGGAAGGGCGGGATGTGTTTTATTTCCTCATTTGAATAAGCCCACCGTACCATTGATTTCAAGGCACCCATGACATTGTAACGGCCTTTTTCGGATAGATTAAGCGATTCCTGAAATCTTGTTAATTCTGCTTTTTTAAATTTGCGGATGTCTTTATCCTGGCCAAAGAAGGGAATGGCATAATTGACTATTGCGCCGCGGTAATCTGTTTTACATTTTTTACCGGCTACAATTTGAGACAACCACGTTTTATAATATTCACCAATACAAAGAGGATTCCCCGGGCGGAAAGAACGAGGATCAAAGCCTTCACGATCACGGTCTATATCTTCCCTGATAGCATAAAGTAATTTGTACCCATTTTCTTCATTCTTTATCGAACACCATTGCCCTTGAATAAGGACTGACCAAAATTTTTCAATCCGCTTATTCCAATATATTTGGACGTAAAAGCGGTTGCCATGCCTTAATACACTTCCGCCATTAAAGCCCATAGCTTCCCCCTCCCCAAGGTTATGAGGAAAGGATACATTTTTTGCGGGTACAGTCAACAAAATTTATTCCTTTAAAACTAATGTTGAAATATAATCAAATGAGCGATTAACGGCTTGTCGCAACTTTTCTGTTTGACGTAAAACTTCAAAATATGACAAAGCTTCTCCACGACAAGTAAAATAATGTCCCTCACCATCTAATAAAATATGTGTGTTTGCATAAATTCTTGCATCTTCTAAAATAGTTCTTATTTTATCGACAGTTTCTTTATTGCTCATCTCTCATTTACTCCTTTATCAATTCCGCCGGTACGTCGAAGAATTTCAGCTTTCCTTTGAACGGAATCGGCGTTTTAAACTCTATTGAGTCTTTGTAAATATGGCCATAAGGACCAAAGAAGAACGGGGAAGGGTGAGAAATAACGCAATCGGTCATGGTTACTTTGCCGATGATACAACCAATATGAAAACTAATTACATGACTATCGACCATATATTTATTGTCGCGTAGCCAAAGAAAACCTTTTTTATCCCATTGTTTACTCGCATGAATAAGAAGCTCCCCGCGATAGTCCGTTTCCCACGTTCTGTTTTCTACCGGCTTACCGTGGAATAACGCCCACGCCCACGGTTGTTTAACTGAGATTGCTTTCATTTTTACCCCTGCAGGCATCAATCATTTTATAGTCCGGATGGCGATAATTTATCATCCACTCCGGCGTTTTTATAAGTTTACCGTATTGAGTTATTTGAACTCTTGTTCTAATGTCCGGTTGATTTGGAAAGGCATCATCAAATTCATTCAGAAGAGCAGCCATTTTCTTTTGCCATTCTTCCGGCATGGCTTCCATCATAACCCTCGGCAATGTTAAGAAAGAAGCATGGGACAGCCCAAACCAACAGGCCAAATCTTCATTTGGGGTGTATCTCTCTTTCATTTCCTACCTCCACACACACGGGAACGGCTGCGCTTTTGTCGGTACTCTACGACCGGCTCCCCGGATAAATGATAATGGATATTTCGCCCGGACATGAGTAAGGCAATTTTCAAGTTCCTTGATCGTCATATCCTGTCTACGTTTCCCCATGGCTATTAAGACTTCGTAATTAATCGTTTGGTGCTTAAATCGATTCTGCCGGCAGTAGGCCTTTATGTGATCGTCAATCTTCCCCCGGAGTTCTTCTTCCTGTTCTGAGGCTGTCTTTTCCGGTACCTGACCTAAAAGCATTTCACGTTTACCGGTGAGGGCAGAGGACAGGGGGATAATTCCACCCGGGGCCGGAGTTAGGCAGAAGCCCCCGCCGTCCTCTGTTGCGCCTCTGGATGGGCGCGAAGTTCTTTCTTCCAATATTGGAGCCTGCTCAGCTTCAATCTTTGCCATGGTCTGTTTAAAGAGCGCGTCGGCAGGCGCGAAGATATGGCCTGTCTGCTCGTCCCCGCCACAAGGACTTATTCTATTTGCCCTTGCCGTCATTTGCTCTATCCATGGAACGCTCCTGATCCGCGTTAAACAGATAATATGGCTGATCTCAGGAATATTAAGACCTTCATAGGCCATAGCTACGGTGACAATCACGTCGAGCTTATTGGCTTTCATCTTATTAATAACTTTTAAAGCCGCTGCGGAGTCTTCGGACGTGGCGATATCGCACCGGGACAATCCGGATAAATTGGCAATATGTCTTTTTGCTTCTGTGATGTTGGAAGTGACAACAAGGCACTTAGAGCCGGGATATTTCGCGGCGTGTTCCTGCCAGTGGCGAATACCGGAAGAGAGTAAATGATCGGCGTACTCAGTCTTTAACGCCGTGTAGAGGGCTTTATTCGCGTCCTCTTCGTTCATTTTGTCTATACTGGCAACACGGACCTTCTTCCCTCGTCTATCTTCCCATTCTGCCGATCCATCAGATAAATGAAAGGCGAGGGGAATAATAGCCTTTTCAGCAAGGGCGTCCGTCCGAGTATATCGAATTACTTTCGTGTCGTGGCTATTCTGCAGGAAAGGCGTGATATTTTTCCCGTGTCCGCGGTAAGGCGTGAAGGCGATGCGCGAGCCGTCGCCGCGTTCCAAAGTTCCCGTCATTGGAATTCTGTATTTTGCCAAAGCCCAAAGCGGAGCTATCTGTTTATGCCAAAGGGAATCTTCCTGAATGTGATGGAATTCATCCATGATCAGGATATAACGATAATGCTTGAACTGTTCTATCAGCAGACCTTCATCCATGCCGGCAGCATTAAATGTCGTTGAGAAGCCATCAAGACCGCGACAAGGGTTATTTTCGTTTGTGCTCTGCCGGATCTTCAAAGAATGGTTAAACATTGTCCGGAAATACGGATTGACAAATTCCCTTTCTGCTTGATCGGTCAAAGATAAGCGCGGAGCAATCCACATAAGTTTATCGGCTAGTCCGGCTTTGATCAGGCGACCGGCCATGATCGGGATTATAGACTTCCCGCCTCCGGGCGTGACGTGCAGATAAATATTACTGATCGGCGCGCCTTCTATTATATTGTCGATTGTGTCTTCAAATTCGCGTTGGTGCTTTCGTAGCATTAAACCTCCGGCAATAATTTGATTCCGCTGTCAAGAAGGTTAGTAAACACTTCTATATCGCCCAATACCGGCGCTATTTTTTGCACAAGTTTTTTAAGCGCTTCGTCAATAGCTTTGAATGTTTTTTCGCGTTCCTCTGTCCAATCAATTACAAAATTCTGTTTTATATAAGTGCTGTTTCCTAAAGTATCATCACCATTGATTCGGTAATAAACTGTTTTATTGTCATCGCTGACCTGATAAAGAATTCCCCAATCTATCGTAAAACCTTTTCCATCCAGTTGATCGTGATGGTGATTCGTTAAAGCCTCCGGGACCCATGATTGATAACCTTGATAAGACTGAAAACGGTATTCGTCTGTATTTTTTTCCATAACTAAATCACGTCCAAGTTCAATAGAATATACGATAACTTTCCGCATTTTCTTCTTCGCTTCGTGATAGGCCTTTACAGCTTCATCAATTTTTTTAATTAAGTCCTGTTCTCGCTCTCCGGTAAAGAATATATTCTTTTCGCAGGCTATCTGTCTCACCGGATCGGGTATTCCCTTTGCGTGAAACTCTTTTTTACTGTTATATAAAATGTCCAGGATAACAATTTGACCGTCAACTTTAATTCTATGAGTTGTTATTTTTGGCATTTATTTTTCTCCCACACCGTCTCAATATCTTGTCTCTTTTTCATTTCTTCCCGCCTGCAATCTTCTTTAACTTCGGCTGTTCTTTAACTTCAATTTCTCTGGCAACCATCAGATCACACCATTCTTTGTAGAATTCATCGGCCCATGCCGGGCAAACGTAAGTTTGTAACATTTGGCCGGGCTTCATAACCGGAATGTCTCTAGGTCTAATTATGCGCGGCAGACCTTCCCCTGTAACAAAAATCAGATCAATGCGGCGGTCGCACTTATCACAGACCTTTTCAAAGACCTCGACACCGGGACGCAGATAACAAGGGCGTGGTTTTCCGTCGAACATATTGGTTTGAAGTTCATCAACGGAAGTGGAAAACGTATCTGTGATTTTTTCCAGAGTGAAGGAAATGTCCGCTTTCAGTTTGTGGTTTCCTTCTGCCGGTCCGGGATTAATGGTTAAGTTGAGACCGATTTTGAAATCTTTTTCTCCGGCGTTCAGGTAGGCCAGATTGATTTTTTTAATATGCGTGATCATGGCCTTGGTTATAAGGTCTCCGCCTTCCGTAAGTGTCTTTTCTCCGATTTTAAGATTCATTTATTTCCTCCTTTTATTTTTCTGTTAACATTTTAAAACCGCTATTTTTTATGACGTCAAAATAAGTTTGTTTTTGTGCGGGAAAATAAACATAAGCCAAAAATACCTGCATAATCTCAACCTGGTTAAGTTCGATAAGTGACATTTGAATGTCTACCCAATCGCTTTGTAGTTTCCATGCTGTGCGCTCGGCCTGTTCTTTGATACGTTCCGTTGTTCCGGCTTTCGGGCGCCGCACGGATGCCCTAAGAACCTTCTCAACACGATCTACCGCTGCCGGAAGTTTAAAGGGAATATCTTTTCCTTCGACCGGCATGATGAAACAAAGCGATTCAAGCTTTTTATCGGCATCATACATTTTCATAATATTCTTCGCGCCGTGCCGGATAAGGCAGTCTTCGATGTGCTGAACGCTCCGGCTTACTGGAACTCCCGATGTATAGTTTTTGATCATAATTCTCCTTTTTTAGTCGCGGGAGTGTGCAACCACAGGCCACACCCCCGCTTTTTAAAATTGGCCGGGTATTGCCCTTGCGACGACTGGCGGAACCGGGCTGTCTATTCGCAAGATTACAGCCCTAGCATGACTGGCAAACGTGATGTACCCCACGCTCATACCCTCTATGTGTATTCTTTTGACCGGCGGCGGGATATAAGGCTATTTTCCCGCAAGTTGTCCCAAAGATAGGTTTGCCTTTACTTACGGACGCCGGTTATATTTTTAATTCCAAACCGGATTTTTCCCGGCTTCAAACATCAAAACATGATCAGCTAAGGATCTGCATTCAGGCTTATGACTGATAAAATAACCGTCTGAAAAATTACCAAACTTCATAAATGCTCGGTACATACTGATAAAATTAACCGCGTTTTCAGGATCGAGCGGACCGTCAAGCTCGTCAGCCATGAATGTCTCAAAAGCCTTGCCGGATTTCTCAGCGGATAAAAGAGTCATGCCCTGCCGGAGCGCGATCAGATTCCACACCTTTTGGCCACCTGAAAGATTATCCAGAAGAACTTCTTCGCCGTCTCCATTGATAATGATAATATCCAAGCATTCTTTACCCTCGTCGTTGATCGTCCTGAATTTAACTGTAAAGATAGGACCGAAAGCCTGAGTTAAGAGGTCATTGGCAAAGTTCGTGATAATCGGCGCGCTTCCGTCGATCTCCATAGCCTGCAAGCCGTTTTTCCCGCAGGCGTTCTTTAAATATGTCCAGTCTGAAATGTCATGTTGGAGCGCAATTTTTTCGGCTGTGGCCGCATGAATGTCCTTTTCGACTTCAGCCATAGACAAAAGTTCAGTTTCGAGCTTCATGATAGTGGCACGGGTATTGTTGAGATCGTTTTCGTATTGTCTGATTTCTTCATCAATGTGAAGCGTGGCGTTTTTAACCTGTGCAATATGATTATCGACTTCGTTATCAATGGTAATTTCAGACAGTGCAGCCGTGGCATCGGCAATACTTCCGTCCAGATCGCTCTTGCGGTTTTCCCACTTAACTTTAAGCTCTTTTCCTTTGGTGGCGTTCTCTTCCATTTGTTTCGTAACTGATTCATATTGAGACTGCGCGACGGCAAGGGCGGTTTTCTTTCCGGCAAGGTCTTTGACTTTGGTGAGTTCTAGGCGGAGACGGGCAACATCTTTACGTGCGTCACCGGACAATCCATTAATCCGGTTTATTTCTATCTTCGCGTTCGTTGTTTTCTCTTCCAAAGTGATACGTTCATCTTTGAGGGAGGCCAGAAGGTCGTTAAGCCATGAAAGATTGTCAGATACTTCATTAATCTTTTTCCCTAGAGCAGAGCCTAGTCCGGGCAATTCTTCTTTCGCTTTCAGTGCTGCAACGATAAAAGAGCACGTTGAGCTTTGACAGCTCGGATCACGTTTTTCAAGAATCTCTGATTGCTTCAATGCTTGATCAAAGGAATTCTGTAAGGCCGTCGCTTCGTGGTTGTTTTTCCACTTAACTATGTCCTTTTCGCAATCATTGATTCCGCCCTGAATACAAGAAAGGTCTGCCGTTATTTCATCAAGACACTTTTGATTGCCGGATAAAGCACTAACGTAACCATCTATTTGTCCCGAAAGTAAATCAATCTTCCCCTGAATTTCCCTTTCCCTCTCCGCTGCCGAGTTTATTTCATCCGCCTGTGTAAGAAGGGCTTCATTCTCTTTAATCTTCCCCTGTAACTCTTTGTAGGCGTCACGGAGCGCGTTTAGTTCGCCGTCGCTGATTTCCTGTTCTTTGGCGAGGGTATTATTAAGTTCTGTGATTTTCGCTTCGATGTTCGCTTTCTGAGCGATAAGAACTTCCTGCTTTGATTTCTTGTCCCGGAGTGATTCGAGTTCGGCCTGGTATTCGACGCGCTTCTTTTTCAGCGCGTCGATGGATATTTCATTATCGGCATAGTTCTCTTTGTAAGAATCAAGTTTTGCTTTTAAATCCTCATATCCGGCCAGTTTGTTATTGAGGATAAGAATCTGTTTATCAACCTGTTCGAGTTGTCCGCTTACTGCGGTAATATTCTCTTTAGATGCTGTTTCCCATCCGGCCAGTTTATCGAGGTTCAGAAATTCTACGAGAAGGCCTTTAAATTCTCCTTCTGTCATGTCGCTTAACTTTTTGGAGTTCTGAGCGCAAAAGACACTGTTAAAAAACATGGCTTCGGACCCGAGCAGATCGGAAATGTATTTATTGTATTCCCTTATTTTGCTTGTCGTCTCTGATTTCGTGCTCCCATTCTTATAGATGAATCCCTCAGATTTTCCACTATGGCAATCGATCTTTAAAAGTGTCCGGTAGTGATTGCCCTTGTAGGTGAACGAATATTCCTTTTCGGCATCACGGGTATAAACGTGATTGAAGAGGGCGCCGGAGCGCGACGCTAGGGTATTATAAGGCGTCATGTTCTCCAGGACGGTTGATTTTCCTCTTCCATTATCTCCGGCCAGAGCGACAAGACCGGTTACTTCGGAGAAATCTATTTCGATTTCGGGAAGGCCCAATCCTTTTAATATGCCGGTAAAACCTTTAAGGCGTAGTTTGTTTGGTTTCATGCGGTCCTCCTTAAACGAGGAAATTTTTTCCATACGGGACATTTTTTTTCACAACATTTGTCCCCGTCAATTTGGAATTTGGTACATCTGTTGTCCGAACGGTGACGACAGATTTTCGAGATTGATCTCCAAGAAAGAATTATAATATTTTTCATGCGGCCACCTGTTCCTTTTCTTCGCCGTATTCTAAGAGGTCGGCTTTCTGCAGGATTGATTCAGATACGGTTTCCTCACGAAGATCCGCCATGGCTTTTATTTTTTCCCGGAGCGTGTTTACTTTCAGAACGGATTCGGAGCGTACAGTTTCGCGGGGAATTCTTATAATGCGGATATCGGCGTCGAGGGCTCCACTAAGAATAAAAAATTGTCTGATGTTTTCTTTATCAATCTTTGCCGCTTCGTCCTGCCAAGTAGTGATATCGTAACGAACAAAAGCATCTTTCCATTCAAAAGAAGATCCAACTTCATAAATAGGTGGATAGTCATTTTTTGTGAAATCGTGGTCAAGGCGAATTAACTTCTTTGCCGGCGTCTCAATAAAGCGTGATTCAATCAGTTTATGGCCGTCGAGTTCGTGAATATAAAAACCGTGTTCTGTGTTTTCACCCCAATTCAGGGGATAAAGGGAGCCGGAATAAAATGCGCGATCGCCTATCTGCTGCGCTTTGTGAATATGGCCGAGGGCTATCAGGTCCGGATTAGCCAACATCATTTGATCAAAACCGATGTCAATGTCCTTTCCGGTCAATACTTGTCCCGTGGGAAGTATTGAGCCTGAGACATTCCAGTGCCCAATGAGTATGTGCGGGGAAGTGGGGAATTCAGAAGCCTGTGCTCCGAATCCCGCAAATAAGCCGTTCATAGCCAGTGCTATTTCAGCATTCGATTCTGCTATCCCGTTTTCGGTCTGAAAAAACTGTTTTGTCGGAGTAGGGATGAGAGTAAGAACAACATCCAACTGCTTTACATATATTTGTTCCGGCATAGTCGTTACATGAACCGGATATTTACCCTTTACGTATTGAAGTATCTCCGGCGCCGCTCCGTCATGCGAAGTCGTGCCCTCGATAATAAATACGGGACCAATATCAGCCAGGGCGGATATTGTTTCAATGATCAGTTTCAAAACTGGAGAATCAATTTTGTTTGTCGCCTCCAGGGAAAAAGTGTCTCCGGCAATTAGGCTAAGATCAATCTTTTCGCTCTGAGCAACCATCACAAGGAAGTTCAGGCACTTCTTTAATTCGTCAAAATCTTTATCTCGCGGGTGCAAATCCGCACTATGCAATACTTTTAACATTTTCCGGCCTCCAATGATTAATAGGGTACGTCGTCTTTTGGTTTTGTGTCTCCTTTGTCCGGCAGAGAAAGAAGGTGTTTGAAAAAACCTGTTCGCTTCTCTTTATTGAAATCAGTCAGTGCCTTGACGTTGGATTTTTTCAGATATCCGGCCAGATCGTAACCTTTCTGGATTGCTGTATTGGTTAAGGCTTTGCACTGGCCGAGATCGTCTGAGTTTTGGAAGTCGATAATTGCTGATTCTATCGGGTCGGGCTTTCCGTTGGGCTGCTCTTCGGCGGCGGACTCTTCGACAACCTTGATATCAATTGGCGCTTCGCATTCAATCAGTCTTTGCGGAGGTTCTGCGGCTCCATATATCCCGGTCATTGCCGCAAGCTGAAGGTCAACCAAACGCCGCTTGGTATAGGGGTCGTTCAGGTCGAGCTTCGGGACGATCCGCGCCATGACAAACTCATTTTTCAGTTCGGCAACGGTGTAAAAGTTGTTCAGGCAAAGAATTTCCCGTGTGACACGGTTTCGCGCGCCTGACTCGCATAACTCAGAGAGGTTTCCTTTTTTCTGCAATAGATCACGTTCAACAAGATAATCCCTGTCTTTCTTTTCTTTCTTTGCGTATTGAAATTCTAGCTTTTGACGTTCAACCTCGATATCCATGGCGTAGAGCTTCGGAATAAAATACGGTGTGCCATCCGGTTTACGCACTCCGCCGACGGCTTCATACGCTATTCGTCCCTCAACCTTGGGATCTCTTATCTGCCTACAGAGAGTAGGCGACCAGATTATCCCGGAGAGAATGGCGAGTTTATCAAGTCCATGCTTGGATATTCTTACCTTTTGCTCGGCTGCTGTTTTCGGGTTTTTCCAATCGTTCGCGTTATAATCATACGTCCCGTTTTCGTGCGGATAAACGTCTCTATCTTTCGGGTGTCCGCTTAATAAAACGGTATCAATGACGATTGAAAACTGATCGCTCAGGTCGTCTATACGCTGCGTAGTGGGTATCAGCATATGACAACCCTTGTCTTTGTATTCCTGTAACTTTTTTAATGCTTCATCCTTGTTCATTTTTCCGGCCTCCATAAATTTAATTATTTGTTCTTGGTATTAACTGGTATTCCCAAAGTCCCTTGTCTTCAAATCGGCGTTGTTTCTTGACTGTGTGACCGCCGAAGCGTAATTTTCTTAAATGCCTGAGTTGCGCGGAAATACTGGCTTCGGGATATCCTGTAACTTTTTCAATTTCCGCTAATGTCCGGTAAACGCCGTCTGACATGAGATTGTAAATGTCCCGCGTCTGCCCTTGTAGCCGGTCGAAATCCTTATGACCATCAACCGGCCCTTCATAACGGGCGACTTTCAGCCAGTCTTCGATATCCCAATGCTTAAAAGATTTTGTCTCAGCGTTTGGCATCGCTCTCCACCCAATTTATTACTTCCTGAACGTCTGCTACATACGCGCGCGCCTCAGCTACTTGTGTTTTGTGTTGATCGTAGAGACCAATGCCGACGTGGGTTAAAACGTAGAAGATGATGATTAGAGCGATACACAAGAAAACGCACTTCCAAAACTTTCTAATCTGAATCTCAAGAATTTCATCGGCGATTGTTTTCATGCCCCCTCCTGCCCTGCCAGCGCAGGGCGCAGTTATTCTGTTAAATCAGCACTATGTTTCCGTAACGCTGGTTACGCTTCGTTATCGCTTCGATCACTTCAAAGAACTATTACTACTTCCCGCTTTCCCTCTCCGGTTCTGCCGTTTACCTGCAAGCTGTAGGGGGAGGCATTCTTGCCGTCGCACGCGCTAAGTTGCAGATTCGCACAGTTCAGATCGTCAAACGGTTAATTGTTTTCTTGATTTAAATATAACAAACTTTGTTATGCTTGTCAATAACTATTTTTGTTATGATTTAGGGTAAAAAAAAGGGTTTTAGTTTGGATAGTTACAAGGGATTGAAGGATTTAATTTTCTGGATGATCGAAAATAATGTCTACGACTGGACCGGTTTTTTGGGCGCACTGGACAAGGAGCCCGGCGCATATAATAAAGAATAATCCGCCAACGAGCAGGCGGCAAAGGAATATAGTAAACTTACTTTTCGGCTTTTCTTCTATCATGGTTATTTATAACCGCGTTCGTTCATACATTCAACATAAAATTCGTTAGCTGCGTCCGTGGCCGCATTTACTTCTTTTTTATGCCTTATCATACCTACGGCTCCGAAGGAAGGGGAGCCACCCAACATTTTACTTTTAAAATCAGCGGCTTGCATTTTACATTGAAGCGCATCGGTTTTTCTTTGTTGTTCACTGGCGCCATCCTTAACCATGACCGGATATGTCATGTAGGAATTACAAGAGGTTAATAATAACATAATGATTAATATTCCAATTTTATTCACAAAAGCTCCTTTCTAATCCCTTTTCCTTAGTGGGAAAAAGACGACATTATCTCCCATGTTATGATGTTCGCGACAATCGGTGGAGATTATTATTTCCCGCTGCCGCTGATCTTTTTTAGGTCTTTTAAGTCTCCTGTCTGTGCGACTTTTCTTAAAACCTGCCTGACGTTTTCCAGTTCTGTGCGTTGCTGGTTAATCACAGCCCACATAGCGTGTTTCTCTCTGGCAACTTCGGCCCTTGTTTCTTTCGCTTCAGCGTTTGCCGCATCAATGTCTTTACGTAGCCTCGCATATAATTCTTTGATCTCCCAGGAAGGCGGCGGAGCAATGGGCTTTTTTATTTCGCGTGGCGAAGTAACAAAGAATTCGCTTTTGTCAATATGAAGGGCGTCACATATCTTTTTAATCGTTATATTACCGATATTTCTGTCTCCACTAAGAGAGGCTGATATGTGCGGCTGTTTGACGCCGATCAAGTTTGCTAGTGTAGTTGGAGTCAAGCCCCTTTCGTCCATAATTCTACGAAGATTTTCACGCTTTATTAAATTTATATCAAAATTTGGCATATTTTCTTGACACCTATAACAAAAAATGTTATTTTAATTACGCTATGAAAAAACATCCTCGTGGTTATGTAAAAAAATTAGCAGACGCCTGTAGCTGCACAGCGGTACATATGAGCGATGTGCTTAATGGCCATCGCCAAGCTTCCATCAAGCTTGCGCAGCGCATTGAAACAGCGTCGAACGGCAAATATTTCAAGGGGGCGTCTCTCCTTGCTGAAAAAATTAAACCTAAAGCAGGCGCAAAAATAAGCTGATTCCCCTCCCAAGGATTCCGCCGACATATGCGCCTGTTTTTTTATAACCCTATTATTTAGGAAATTCAACATGATTCTTCAACTCCTTTTTTTATCAGAAATTAAATTTCTCGCTTGTTGGAAAAAATTTTACCCAAAAGCCGACCAACAACACAAGTCAAATGAATTGACGGTTATTGACTGTTAAAAAAAGTAAAGGAATTTAACAACATGGACAAATTAAAGAATGGTGAGCTTATGCTAGTAAATGCAAAACAAGATGTGTCCAATGAGGTTCTTTCCAAAATTCCCGACTTCAAAGCGGCATTGAAACTTTGCAAAGAAATATCCGGCCTGAATGATCAGCAATTATGCGCTGCGTTAAGAATCGAACCGGCGCAATGGTCAAGGATTTGGTCAGGTCAAGCTCACTTCCCACCGGAGAAAGTTACTTGCCTAATGGATCTGTGCGGCAATTGGGTTCCTCTTCGTTGGTTGGCTATGAACTACGGCCAGGAATTAAAGCCGACAAAAACAACACTGGAAAGAGAAAACGACGAATTGAAAGCGGAACTGGAAAAGAAAAATCACGAAATGGAAACTATTAAAAATTTCCTTAAAGAAGTGAAGGCGGCATGACCACAAAATTTCCAACTGAATTATTAGATAAATTATTTCCGATACCGACGGAAAACCGATTTTACAAAGATAAAGACGATCATTGTAGCGCCCATGTTGACGACCGGAGCAAGTGCGTAAATTTTGCACCAGTTCTGAAGACGCATGGATGCTGTGAATATATGCTTGTTACTGGAGAATGTGACTTTAATGAGTAATCCCGTAAAAATAAACTACTGCCGCCGTGGAATGTGCATGGCGCAAACAATCTCGCAGGAGCTAGAGTGCTTGAATCACGAACCGGCCAAAGGTAAGCGGTACGATCAAATTTGCGAACATAAAGACGATGATGGGAAGTGTAGGAAGGGGAGCAAATGAAAATAATCCGAGTATTCCCGCGTAAGACTAAAGCGACTCCGGATGATGATCTTGTCCGAATAAATAGACCGCCGGGATTATTCGACGAGGCCGACGAGGTTCATATTTCCGTTACCTTCACATGGGATTTACCCCGCGCCGAGTGGTTAGCGAAACAATGGAAATCACGCGCAACCGTGAAGATCGGCGGACCGGGTACAAGGAATTGCCAAGGTGATTTTATTCCGGGAATGTATCTCAGAAAGGGTTATGTCATAACATCACGCGGATGTCCTAATCATTGTTGGTTTTGTGCCGTGCCTCGAAAATTTGGTCATGTCAGAGAATTGCCTATAACTGAAGGGCATAATATTCTCGATGATAATTTTCTGGCCTGTTCGGATAATCACATTAAAAAAGTATTTGGAATGCTATCACGGCAAAAAGAGATTGAATTTACCGGCGGTCTGGAAGCGTCTCGCCTAAAGCCATGGCATTGCAAGGAACTGAGAAAATTAAACATCAAACAACTATTCTTTGCTTATGACTGCCCCGTCGACCGCCTCCCTTTATGGGAAGCTGGCGATCTTTTATTGAAGCACGGATTCACAAAAGCCAGTCATGTTCTCCGTTGTTATGTGCTGTGCGGATATGACGGAGATACTATTGAAAAGGCAACCTCGCGGATGAATGACGTGATGGCCGCAGGATTCACGCCTATGGCTATGCTTTGGCGTAATGACGATGGTTGGCGCAATCCCGACTTTATTGGCGGTAAATTTCAAAAGAAATGGGCTCGACCTTCTATTATTCATTCAAAGCAGGTGGCGGCATGAATCGAGTCTCTGATAAATATCTCCGTGACCTTTTGAGAGAGGTCGTTTCTCTTCGCGCAAATAATTGTTGCGAGTGGCCCGGATGTAAAAATACAGAATGCGACCCACACCATTTTTTCACAAAAGACAACCTGTCTATCAGATATTCGCCGGAAAGTTGCCTGTGGCTCTGTCAGAGTCATCATACCGGCAGAATATCAGCACATTCACAGCCTAAAATCTTTGAGGCCATGATTATTTATTATCAGGTCAGAACCATCGAATGGCTGCAAGAAGTGATCGTGCGGAAGAATCAGATTATTACCGTGGCGCCAGAGATTTACCGGGAAGAACAGAAAGAAAAGCTGCTGGCGGAGTTGAAGAGGTTAGGAATCAGGGGTTGGAGACCGTGAAAGACACTTTTACAAAAGACTGGATTATTAGAAACTCGATAGACGTTGTTGACCAATACGATAAGGGCGTCTTAACGCTACGCTCATTGCATTACCAACTCGTTGGCCTCGGTATGACCAACGACATTCAGCATTACAAGCGCGTAGTCTCGGCAATGATTGATGCACGTTGGGATAATCTCATTTCTTTCGATACGTTTTCCGATCTTGACAGGGGCATGATAGGAGAAACGCCCTACCACGAAACAATCCTTAAAAACGAGATCGATAACGGGCAACATCAAATCAAAGCGTGGATGGAAAGTTATCATAAAAATAGATGGGAAAATCAACCTATTTATCCAGAAATATTTATTGAGAAAAAAGCATTGCAGGGGGTTTTTCAAGAAGTATGTCGTAAATGGGATATTGCACTTGGAGCTTGCAAGGGATACCCCTCTTTAACATTTCTATATGAATCATATAAGCGGTTTTGCGACGCAACAGACGAGGGTAAACTACCAGTAATTATATATTTCGGCGACTACGATCCTTCCGGAGAAGATATCCCAAGAAGCATTCAAGAAAACCTTACACGATTTGGCGTTGATGTTGAAGTTAAGCGCATCGCACTGATGGAAGAGCAGGTTGTTGCATGGAAACTTCCTCCGGCCCCGGCAAAGCCAAAAGATAGCAGAACGGCAAATTGGGATGGGCTTGGTCAAGTCGAGCTTGATGCGGTCAGACCTGAAAAACTAATGAAACTTTTAGAAGACGCAATTAGTGAAATTTTTGATCTGGATTTACATGATGCTCTTTTAGATCAAGAAAACGACGAACGGATTCTTTATCAAAAATCGTTAAAAAAGTTTGTTAAAAATATGAAGTAATGGGGATTTATGTCTAAAAACAGCGTCTTAAGATTAAACACAATGGCAGAGTTTGAAGCGCTGAAAAATAGGAATAAGAAGATTCCGCCGGGATTATCCCATGATGAATGGCTTGCGGCGTATCAGAAACAGAATAAATTCCATGCCAAAATTACAGAGGCCGAGGGGATAAAATTCGGCAGTAAGAAAGAAGCTCAACAGTTTAGAGAATTACAGGCACGGCAACACGCGGGAGAAATTAAATTTTTCCTTCTGCAGGTGCCTTTTTTATTGCCAGGAGTAGCCGACAACGGAAAACGCACGCGGCATTATCTGGATTTTATGGCGATCCGGACAGACGGACAGATTGAATATATCGAAGTGAAGGGCCGGGATCTTCCAATGGGGAAGTTAAAGCGCCGGCAGACTGAGGAACTCTACGGGATAAAAATACAAGTGGTTTAGGAGGATTATGAGTAAACTGGATAATTTATTGGCGCTGGCTTCTATGGCGATGGGAGCATTTGATAAGAAAATAAACAGAGCTTTTATGAGGGCACAACAAATGCCTCGCGCTTCTACTTTCCACAATTACAGCAAGCCGAATCAGCGCCGGAAAAGAAAAGAAATGCGTCGTACAGTTTTCGCTAATCGAAGAATAGCAAGAGGGTAAAAGGGGAAGGGGTAAATGTCCAATAAAAAAACGTCACCTTGTTTTCCTATGTATCCATCAGACTTTTTCGGAGATCCAAACGTCCGATTAATGGATGGGCACGAACAGGCTTTTTACGCCATTATTTTGATGAATATGTGGCAAAATGCCAAAGACAAAGAAATGCCTTTTTTGCCGAATGACGATCAAAAATTAGCAAAACTTTTGAAAATTTCTGTAAAAGATTGGAAAAAAGTTAAAAATGCGATTTTCGGTTGCCTGATTGTTACTGATGATAAAATAGAGTCTCAACGTCTATCAAGAGAAAAAGCTAAGCAAGATAAATACAGAGAATTACAATCAGAAAAAGGGAAATTAGGCGGTCGTCCAACTAAAACCGAAGAAAGCCACGGCTTTTCTGCGGATAACCCAAAGGAAAGCACGGGGATAATTCCGGTAAAGCTCCCTAACCCTAACCCTAACCCTAACCCTAACCCTATAAAAGCTATTAGCGAAACTCCTGTGGATAACTCACCCGCAGAGGAAAAACCCACCGATGAAAAGGACGCTGTTTTAAAAGAACTAAAAGAAACAATGATTGAGGCCTCACAACAATATAATTCCATTCAAGAGCAAACTGAAATTATTAATTTTGTAAAATCAAATATCGCAACTAGAAATCCAAAAGCAATCACCCACGTTCTTAAATCGTTAATAAAAAACAAGGGCACAGTGGAGAAAATAACACCATGGGTAAACGCTGCCTTGCTTACTCATAAAGGCGGTGAAAACCAAAAATATAATGCTGCTGATTATCAGAAAGCGGCAGAAGAATTTAAAAAGCCTGGAATATTCTCAATAGGAGATATTTTCAAGGGAATTCAATTAAGATCACAGCCGGCAGCGGCACATTAAGGAGGGAAGTTTATGGCAAAATTCAGAAAGAAACCAGTGGTTATTGAAGCGTTCCAAATGACAAAAGAACGACGACAAGATAATTCAGAATGGCCTGACTGGTTAAATCAGGCATGGAATAAGGAACATGGAGAAGGTGCTGTATGGTGCAAAGATTATCCTAATTCCAATGGTACAGACCAGTTAGTAATAGGGACTCTTGAAGGAGTCTATGTTGTTTCATGGAACGATTGGATCATCAAAGGTGTAAAAGGTGAATTATACGCCTGTAAGCCTGATATTTTTGAACAGACTTATGAGCGAGTAGAATAAATAAACCTATGGGGTGGGCTTCCGTTACCTTAGCGCTATATCGTAGGGGTATGATGTGGCGTTGGAAGTCCACCCCGCCAAAGGGGGTAAAATGTTAAACAAAGCAACATTGATTGGAAGACTCGGGAAAGATCCGGATGTGAAATATACGCCGGACGGGACAATGGTAACAACTTTTTCTATTGCCACCACCGAACAGTGGAAAGATAAAAACGGCGAGAAGGTCCAAAAGACTGAATGGCATAAGATTGTCGCATGGAAAAAACTAGCGGAGATATGCGGGAACTATTTAAAAAAAGGCTCTCTTGTTTTCATTGAGGGTCGTATTCAAACCCGATCATGGGAAGATAAAGACGGGATTAAACATTACACGACTGAAATTGTTGCCGCCGATATGAAGATGCTCGATAAAAAAGAAGACCAGCAATTAGCGGCCGATGGTATGCCTCTTGATGATGTGCCGTTTTAAGGAGTAATAGAATGCCAGTAATTACGATCATAGGATTTATGTGTTACCGCTGCGGTCACGAATGGGCTCCGGAAGTTTTAATCCATGCCGGGACCAAAGACTTTAAGAAGCCGACAGTCTGCCCTCATTGTAAAACACCTTACTGGAGCTCTCCCCGGGAGAAGGATATCCTAAAAGTGATCAATTCTGGAATATTTTCCTCTTACCCGAGCGTTGTGCCTTTAACTGTTTTTGTAAAATCTCATATTAAGCAAGGCGACGACACAGCGAAGATCATTGATTGTATTCTTTCGCTTCCCAAAGAGCCGCCGGCAAATCCTAAAGCATGGTTGGAGGGTAAATGGCTAGAGTAAAGAAAGAAAAAAAGAAAGAGAAAAAACAAACAGTTAGAAGTAATAAAAAAATACCAAAAATAGAACAAGAAGCACTAACGGATAAAGAGGATTGGTTGTGCCGGGAGTTTGCGGCCGGAAGTAGCCAGGTGAGGGCGTATATGCGGGTGCATCCAACAACGCCTTATGAGTCGGCGAAAACACTAGCGTCAAGACTGTTTACAAAGGTTCACATCAAGAGAAGAATTAAAGAATTACAAGAGGAAAGAAATAAGCGCCTAGAAATATCAGCAGATAAAGTATTGGCTGAATTGGCAAAACTATCTTTTTATGATTCTAGGGATTTTTACGATTCCGATGGCAGATTAAAGCCAATTAACGAGCTTGATCCTGATCATGCGGCCGTAATCGCTGGAATAGAAACAATTCACAAGGTAATTGGCGATGAAAAAGACGGGATGGCGGTTCTTACAAAAATAAAATTGTCTGATAGAGGGGCAAACTTAGAGCGGTTAGGGCGACATCTAAAATTATTTACAGATAGAACCGAGCACTCCGGAAAAGATGGAGGACCAATAACCGTGATTGTGAGGAAATTTAGTGACGACGATAATTCTTCCAAATAATTGGGCACCACGACCTGACCAAAGGCCGTTGTGGATATATATGGAAAATGGAGGGACGCGAGCTGTTGAGGTTGCTCATCGTCGGTGGGGCAAAGATGATATTGCACTTCATTACACAGCCACAGCAGCACAACAAAGAATCGGTAATTACTGGCATATGCTCCCACAGTTTAATCAATGCAGAAAGGCAATATGGGAAGCTGTTAATCCACACACAGGGAAACGGCGAATTGACGAGGCATTTCCGGCAACAATACGTGCGAAAATCCGTGAATCGGATATGTTTATTGAGTTTAAAAGCGGGTCATGTTGGCAGTTGGTTGGAAGCGATAATTACAATGCGCTGGTGGGCTCTCCTCCTATCGGCATTGTTTATTCCGAGTATGCACTATCAGACCCACAATCATGGGCCTACCTGAGCCCCATACTAGAGGAAAACGGAGGATGGGCGATGTTTATTTCCACTTCGCGCGGGAACAATCATTATAAGCGCCTCTATGATTTTGCAAAAGTGGCGCCGGGGTGGTTTGCCGAGTTGTTGCCGGCTACAAAAACACCGGTATTCACGCCTGAACAGTTACAAAAGATAAAATTAGAGATGATTGGAGCTCATGGGGAGGATCTTGGAGAGGCACTATTTAATCAGGAATATCATTGCTCGTTTGAGGGAGCGCAACCGGGAGCCTACTATAACAAGCAAATGATTTTAGCCAATAAAGAGGGACGCATTACCGATGTCCCATGGACGAGCGGCCTTGAAGTTTATACATTTTGGGATTTGGGAGTAGATGATTCAACAACAATTTGGTTTATGCAGTTCACCGGACAACAGGTTCGGGTAATTGATTATTATGAAGGTTCTGGATATGGGCTGGAACACTACGCCAAAGAATTAAAGTCCCGCCCTTATGTTTATGGTGATCATTATATGCCGCATGACGCAGCCGTAAGAGAATTATCATCAGGGGAGTTTGCTAAATCACGTCAGGAAGTGGCCGAGGAACTAGGGATCAGACCGGTTGTGATCGTCCAACGGGCCCGTGACAATCAAGCAGTAATGACAGGGATCGGATCGGTACGGAATATTTTATCGCGTTGCTGGTTTGATAAAACAAAATGCTGGCAGGGGATATCAGCGCTGGAAGGATATCGGGCAGAATACAACGAGGATAAAAAGATCATGTCAAATCATCCAGAGCATACATGGGAAAGTCATGGAGCGGACGCATTTAGGACGTTTGCAGTTGGGTATTCAACCACGCTTGGAACCAAAAAGCAGGGAGGGGATTTCAGAAAGGGGAGCCGGGGAACGTGGAGGTCAACGTGAGCGATATCAGAACAAAACCGACAACGGATAAGTACAGGAAGGGATTTAAACGATCTTTTAAGAAGAAACGATTGAATTTATTAGCAGGAATCAAAGTGACTTACAGGGGGAAGAAATGAAACTAATCGGTGTATTTTTTGATCCGACAATCAAGAGTGACGATAGAAAAGATAGAGTCCTGATTGTTTTTAATTTTGGTGAACCTGCAAATTCCGACCTCGCGGCACAGTCTAAAGAAGTTTATGGCTTTTCTGCCACGATAGGGCAACCGGCAGAACAGTTATTAAATAACATCAAGAAATTCGCAGAGGACACAGAAAAGAAACTTAACGAAAAAGGAGGAATCAGTGGAACGAACCAAAGTTAAATCATCGAATATCGCAGAGGTCGGCTACGATCCGGCGAGTCAGGCATTGGAAGTGCAGTTCAAGAATGGTGGGGTTTTTCAATACGAGGGTGTGCCGCCACAGGAAGTTGTTAATCTCCACGGCGCGGAATCAATCGGAAAGTATCTCCATTCCAACATCAGGCCTAATTTTAAATGCAGTAAGGTGAAGGTAGATGTCCCATAAATCAATTTGTAAGAGAGGCCATTCACGTACCGGAAAAAATCTTGATAAGTGGGGCCATTGTAGAAAGTGTGCAAATATGATTCGGCGGCACCCAAAAGAACGAATGGAATATTGCAAAAGGGGTCATAAAATGACACCTCAAAACACTTCTAAAGATAAACATCATAGATGCTTGATTTGTAGAGAGAAATTACAAGGGGAAAGGAATCGACTAGAATTAAGAGATACTTATGTTAGGTGTTCGTTAAAGTTGCCCAAAGCAATGGTACCGCCAGAATTAATAGAACTGGCTCGATTAAACATAACTTTAAAAAGGGAGGCAAGGAATCATGGAAATTAAAAAAGTAAAGGATTTACGAAGCGTATTAGTAGACCAGATCAACAAATTGAGAAGGGGAGATGCAACACCCGCTCAAACAAATGCAGTAACAAACGCGACAGGGAAAATTATATCAACGCTGCGCATGGAGATCGAATATGCAGCATTAGTAAAAAAGACACCGAGTATTGATTTCTTAAAATAGGTGAAGAAGTCTTCAACATTAACCCCGACGAGTTCACAACCAAGAAAGGAGTTCTTGAAAGATGATTAGGCTATGCAGTGATCAAATACATATCAGATCTGAAACGTCGTTACGATCATATCAAAGTCGTCAATCAGGACGAGGCAGAGGAATATAAGCCGGCCATGGTGATTTACAAAGAAGATATGCCAGGAATGGCCTTTTGCATACTTACAGATGCAATCTGGAAATATATAGAACCAAGAGCCAATCTCGACCGGCAAACAATAGAGTCCGATGTTCTGGAGTTTAATCAGGTGTTAATGAAAAATCAGGCAGCGCAGAAAGCAGCAAGAACGATAAGAATGTCAGATATCGAAAAGGCGCGGATAGTTGAGGATGCTCTTTGTATCGCTTTTGCCATTGCGTTGAACAGGACGATGAGGATTATGCTCTGCACCAGTTACAATCTGGCAAAATGCCTGCATATGTTCGGCATTGATCCTCATGTGCAAGCGGCTATTCAGTTATTGCTCTGGATTCAGGATGGTCTTGATCAGCTTAAAGATATGCCTGAAGCAACACCGGAAAACAAGGTTGCTGCCGGAGAAGTAACGGTGACGATTGACGGCCACAAGATAACCAAAGAAGTCGAACTGAATGAAACTGATTTGATCACGGGAGAATGATATGACGGTTGACGCCAATAGATTAGTTGGAAGTGCTGAAATCTTACCCGTAATGAAGAAACTATACGGCATGGGTACGTGGCGCGGAGCTCTCTACTATATCAAGAGAGAGGGGATTCCCATTCACAGAACGGCAGACAATCCCAAAGAGGGGAAGCCGTTTATTTATATCACTGAGCTTATACAGCATGAACTCAAAAAGGGACGGCACATATCCGTAGATGGCGTGACCATTCAATAAACATCATTTTCTTTCTTACCTTTTCTCGGTCTTTCCTGCCTTTTCAAGCGAGAATAAAAAAGTAATATTTTAAAATATCCCCAATGAAAGTCACAAAAGGGGAAACCAAACAAACCGGCATTTCAAAAGCCCTTTTGAAAGACAAAGGAGCGCCGGAGACCTTTGTTCCTAAAACCCACCCACTTGATACCCCGGAAGCAAACGAACATTTAAGAAAGTTAATGAACTGGCGCAAGCAGGCGCGAGCAGCACAGGCCGAGAACCGCATAGAAATGGCCACTGATGAAGATTACTATGATGGTATTCAACTTAGCGCTGATGATTTGGCTGTTCTTAACAAGCGCAATCAGCCGCCTCTTGTCTTCAATGTAACCAAGAATACAGTCAACTGGATATTGGGAACTGAGCGACGGGCGCGAATAGATAACCGGGTATTGCCACGTAAAAAGGTTGGCGCAGAATCGGCTAAATCAAAAACCAAGTTAATGAAATACACGCAGGACGCCTCAAAAGGTGAGTATGAGAAGTCTAAAGCCTTCGAGGATTGCGTTAAAGCCGGTATTGGTTGGCTCGAAACGGGAGTGCGGCAGAATGATGATGAACCTATCTTTATTCGGTCCGAGCGCTGGCGTAATATGTGGCACGATCACTTGGGCTTGTCAATGGACGGATCAGACTTCCGCTTTGTCATTCGTGAAAAATGGATTGATCTTGATATCTCTATCGGTATGTTTCCCGAAAGGGAAAAACGTCTTAAAGTAATAGCCGAGAATGTGAATTCCCTCTATCCGTACCTTCCAGATGATACGAGCATTACCGATCTAGCCAGTGAGTTTGATCTGGAGAGCGATCTGGAAGCGCTATTTGGCAGTAATGGCTCTTCGCGTCAGAGAATCAAGTTTGTCGAAATGTGGTACCGAATGCCGGCAACGGTTCAGATTCTCAAAAAGAGAGACGACGATACGCCTTATGGTGCATTACATGGCGCAATCTACCGACCGACCGAAAAAGATCATCAATACCTTGTGAATGGTGGGTACTTTACCTTAACCGATGCTCATATACTGACAGTAAGGCAAGCTATCTGGTCAGCCGCTACGTTGTTTCAAGACATTTTGACGCCGTACAATCACAATAGGCTTCCTTTTACTCCGATGTTTTGTTACCGCAGGCAGCGCGACAATCAGCCCTACGGCGTTATACGTGACCTAAGAGATCCACAATCCGACCTAAACAAGAGACGATCAAGAGCTTTGTTCCTTCTGTCTGCCAACAGAGTTATCGCAGAGAAGGGCGCTGTGGACGACAAGAAAGAGGCTTACGAAGAGGTTAATCGCGCCGATGGATGGGTAGATGTCAATGTCGGAAAGAAACTCGAAATCCAAAAAGAACAAACTCTAGCAGCCGCTCACGTGGAAATGGCCAGAGACGATGAAAGATTTATCCATTCTGTCTCCGGCGTTACCAATGACGCAGAATATCAGAAGCGTAAAGATTTGTCCGGCGTTGCCATGGACAAGCAGTTAATGCAGTCGCAGACCGCGCAGGGCATTATGTTCGACAATATGTATCTTTCCCTGCAGACCGAGGGAGAAATCAGACTTTCTCTAATTGAACAGTTCTACGATCAAGAGAGAGAATATCGCATAACCGGCGACGAGCGCAAAGATGAATTCATTACCATTAACGAGCACAAAGACGACGGCACCATTGCGAATAACATAACCGAAGCCAAAGCGGATTTTGTTATCGGCAAGCAGAACTTCAAAGACACAATCAGACAATCCATGTTGGACACATTGACCGAAATGGTCACGGCCCTATCACAATCCATGCCGGAAGTCGCCCTTAAGCTTCTCGATATGGTTGTCAATATGATGGATGAACTGCCCGGCAAGGATGAAATCGTTTCGCGTATTCGCAAGATCAACGGCGAAAGCGCTCCCGAGGATGAACAAACACCCGAAGAGAAAGAACAGATTAAGCAAAACGAAGCGGCTATGGCTCAGGAACAACAGTTTGCCAAGCAATTACAACAGGCCATGGCACAAATTGAACTGGCAAGCAAAGAGGCTGAAGTCAACGCCAAGAACTCTAAGGCCACGCTGGATACAGTCAGCGCCACAATGAAGAAATTGGAAGGTTATTTAAAGGCTCTGGAAGTTGCGGGAACCTTAAAGCTTGTTCCGGGATTAGCCGACACAGCCGACCAGATACTTGCCGAAGCAGGGGTAGCACAATCGATAGAAGGAGATAATAATGCCTAAAGTAGTTGTTGGAATGATTGTTTTTAATGAAGAAGATTATCTCCGTTATTCCCTGGAGTCTTTCTATAATGTTGTCGATAAGATTATCATTGTGGAAGGCGCAGAACATTCATTTCATTTCGCGGCCTCTCCTGAAGGATTATCTACCGACAAGACACCTGAGATTATTCGCGAGTTTGAGGAACGGCCGGAACATAAAATAGTCTGGATTCGCAAGGGATTCGTCGATCATCAAAGAGAGCTGAGGCAGGAATACCTGAAACACATCGATTCGGACGCTGACATATTCTTTTGTCCGGATGGAGATGAGGTTTACGACGAAAAAGAATTAAAAGAAGCTTTTCAACACATTATGGACCACAAAGAAATTCACAGAGTGGCCCTTGATCATATCCTTTTTTGTGAAGATTTCAGCCATGTGAAATACGATCTCGACCTTTGCATTACGCCAGAGTCGGGAATGTGTATGTTGCGCCTGTATCGGCATTTCCCGGATGCTGTAATAGAGAACGGCCTGCATATAGCATTAAAAGAAAATTACAAAGATGCACGTTTTCATTTGGCGAATATTTACCATTGCGGGTGGGTGCGGTCCGAAGAACGTCTCATTAAGAAAATGCTCTGGACGATAAAGAGGCATCATGATCGAGAGACGGGCGAATATCTTTGGTTAAAGGGATTACCAGATGAAGCAATTATTGATTGGATAAAGAACGAAAGTTACCCGCTCAATCCGCAACTGCGTTACAACTTGTATAAATACAACGGCAAATATCCCCTTTCTCTTTTGAATGCGATCAAGAGCAGGATTCCGCTTTATTTCCCGCCAGACGGCAAAGCAAGACCATGGTTTCATATAACTGCAATAGATTATCTCAATAACTATTTGAAGCCCTATATGAATATCCTTGAATTCGGAGCCGGCAATTCCACTGTTTGGTTTTCCCCGCGCGTGAAAAGAATAGTTTCTTTAGAACATGATCAGAAATTTGCCGATTATGTAGCTGCTAACAATCTGGACAACGTGGAAATGAATGTCCTTCCGCGCCCCTATAACGGATTTGTAGACAACATTCCTGATCAAAATTTCGATTTTATCCTTATTGACGGTCGCGATCGAAACGAATGCGCGAAGAGTGCTTTCAAGAAATTGAAAGTCGGTTCTCTTCTGGCATGGGACGACGCGGAAAGAGCCGAATACAAAGAGGGCGTCAATTTCCTTCTGAGTAACGGCTACGAGTTAGCTGAGAAGTGTTTTGAAACATTAATGTTCAGGAGAATTAAATAATGAATTTGGAAACATCGAAAGCAAGGGAAAGATTAGCGTTATATTGCGTAGGCAACGGAATTGATCTCGGTTACGGCGGAGATCCGATAACTCCCCATGCAATTGCCATGGATCAGCAATTTGAATTGCGTTTGACCAAAAGTGAAAGCGACCATCCTCAGAATCTAGCCGGAGACGCCCGAAACCTTTACTGGTTCAAGGATGATGTATTCGATTTCGTCTATTCGTCTCACCTGCTCGAAGATTTCAAAGCGGAAGAAACCCCGATTGTTTTGAAAGAGTGGCTCCGTGTAGTTAAGCATGGCGGGTTTCTCGTTCTCTATGGGCCCGATGAAGTTGTTTATTCGGAGCACTGCCGGAAAACAGGCCAGAACCACAACGAAGCTCATAGTGTTCCTGATTTCGGACTCGAATTCCTGAAGAACGTGCTGAGTAAACATCTCAACGGAATGTATCAAATCGTCCACGAGATAGGTCTCATTGATGATTACTGTTTTGATTTAGTGCTTAAAAAAATAAGGAGCTAAGAAAGTGTTTATTCTGAAAAGTCTAAATACAGGTAAGGAAATGACCTTCTCCGATAAGATGGGAAGGGAATTCTTCGGCCCGGATATTAAAAGCAAGATGCTGGTTTGCCTACCAACTGAAAAGATTGTCCAGGGTAAAGGTGTCGTAAATATTCAAATCATGGAACAGGACAATCAGGTGCGGAAGATAGGCGGGACCTGTCTTATTCGCATGGGCGGTATAGGTGATCTCGTTATTCTTTCGTCCAGTATCGTAAAGCGCAAGATGAAATATCCCAACAAGAAACTTACCCTGGCCACTCTCCCGCAATACACCAAGGTAATGAGCAAACTGAATGGCGTCGATTACTGTATCAAGATTGACGACATCAATAAATATTCCTTTGATGAGATTATTGATCTGCGTTATGCGGTTGAACCATCCAACATAGGTCCCGGTTCACTTCCATGGATTGATTATGTATCTAAAGATCGGTCGGATAATTTTGACCGGCTTTGCGGTGTTAATTCAAACAGAAAGTATTTTAATCTACCTATCGACAAGGAAAGCCGGAAGAAGTTCAAGACTATGCTTCCGAAGAGGTCGGGACCCGTTATCGGCCTTAATCCGACAAGTAAATCTCCTGTTAGGGTTATCCCGCCTGAATATGTTTCTCCTTTGGTAAACAAACTGATCCGCCGGTTGGATGCAACGATTATCATCATGGGGAAAACGGAGCACTGGAATAGAAGCCTTACTGAACTGAATAACGATAATGTTCTGAACTTACTGGATAAAACGAATGAGGCTGATTTAATCTCCCTTACTTCCATTGCCGATCTGATTATTACTCCGGATACCGGCGCCCTTCATATAGCTGCCGCTCTGAAAAAGAAGTGCCTGGGATTGTTCGGCAACATCGATCCGAGGACCAGAACTACCTATTATCCGACCGTTAGAACTATTTACCCGAAAGGAAAGTTGGCGTGTGTGCCGTGTTGGGATGTCCCGGGCTCCTGCCAATGTCACGATAAACAGGGCGCTGACTGTATGCGCCTGATTACACCTGAAAGGATATGCAGGGCGGTTGCTGAAATGATTTAAGTCCACCAAAGAAATGGTGAGAATACAGAGTCGTCAGACTCTTCAAAAAAAAGGAGGTATCAGGTTATGGCAACAGTAGCAATAGCTAAGGTTTTTGACGCACAGGTGACAGCAAGCGAGACGGACGGAACTTACGTTTATCTCGGAACGAATAAAGGCGACATTATCCGATTTACCATAGCGACTGAGGTAGTAAGCACTATCGCCAGTCTCGGAAGCAAGATCAAGTCCATGTCGATCTATTCCGGCGTTCTGTATTGCGGCTTGGCTAATGGTTCGCTGGCAACGGTAACGCTTTAAAATACGAATTTAAGGGAGGATTGAAAGGATGGCTAAGGAAAAAGCTGATGAAGTAAACGTGGACATTCAGGTTGATGATAACGTCGAGCAACCGCCCGAAGGTTATACGGCGGAAGAATGGCGTGATTTGTCTCCTACGGAAAAAGAAGGGATTCTTGACGGCATTACAGCGCCCGAAGGCGAAGAAGCGCCTAAAGAAGAACTGAACGACGACGATAAAAATACTCTTGAAGGAATTGCCGGCGACGAGAAATCTCTTGAAGAAAAGGAAAAAGAAGAGGCGGCAGCAGCAGAGCAGGCGCGTCTTGAAGGATTAGCCAAAGAACAGGGTAAAACCGTCGAAGAAATTATAGCCGCTGAAGCTGCCCAAAATACCGCTCAGGATGAAGTGACCGATGATGCTTTGCTGAACTTTCAGCCGGTATTAACCAAAGAGGAAATGCCTGTATTCGAGGAACTTCCGGAAGAGATACCAGCGGCGATCACGGAAAAACTTCATGCGTTAGATGAAAAGTTTGATCTTGGGGATATTACCCAAAGGGAATTTAACGCGGAGAGGGACAAGCTCAATCGGGAAATTATCAAACACAATACCAAGATCAACGATGAAGCAAGAGCCGCGTTTGAAGCACAGAAAGACGAGTTGATTTGGAAGAAGGAACAGATTTATTTCCTGAATGCCAAACCGGAATACATGGCGTCCAGAGTAACAGATGCGGCGGAAAAGGTTAAGTGCAATGCCTTATTCGGAGCCCTGACTGAAATGGTCAAGGCAATATCCAATGATCCAAAGAACGCAAGTCTTACAGGCATTCAAATTCTGGTCAAGGCGGATAAAGCCGTTAAAGAGGCATTTGGAATCAAACCGGCCGAAAAGAAAGAGGTTAAGAAGGTAGAAACGAAACCGGCGGCAAAGATACCTGATCATAAAACTCTGGCGGATATTCCAAACGCGGCGGGAAACAATGAGGGCGTCGATGATTCTTTCGCGCAAATAGATAAATTGTCCGGTGAAGCATACGAGCAAGCTCTTGAAAGAATGTCTCCGGCAGTAAAGGAAGCATATCTGGCGCGGGTGTAAAAATGGCACTTATTAAGATTATCGATGTTGGTAATGAGCTGGTTTTTGAGGTCCCTGCCTCCGAAAAACCACAGAAGATATCTATTTTTCTTACTGAAAAGGCAGGACGTAAAGCTGTTTTGAAGATTACTGCTGATAGGTCAATACCAATCAAACACTATAAGCAGCAAATTGTAGGGCAGTAGCCCTAATAACCGACCCAGGACGGTCTAAATAAAAAATTGGAGGTTGATTATGGGACAGACGATTATTGGTCTCAACGACTCGAAGGCCGTCAAAAGATACTCCGGGAATCTGGCGGTCGACGTTGGGCGAAAAGGTTATTTCACCCGGAAGTTCATGGCAAAGGGCGAAGTTCCCACACGGCCGATTTGGCAGATTACCGATCTGGAATCGGATGCGGGAGAACAGATCACCTACGATTTGAGTATGCAGTTAAATATGCAGCCAATCGAAGGCGATGCAGAGCTCCACGGGAAAGAAGAAGGGTTATCGTTCTACACTGACAATGTTTACATTGATCAGATGCGCGGCGGTGCCGATTGCGGCGGACGTATGAGCAGAAAAAGAACGCTCCACGATCTGCGTAAGGTCGCCAAGGCGCGTTCGGTTGACTGGTGGGCAAGAGTTTTTGACGAGATCATTATGATGTATCTCTCCGGCGCCCGTGGCACAAATACCGAGTTTGTGTTTCCTACGACATATTCGGGGTTTGCAAACAACAGTCTTACCGCTCCCGATTCCAACCATATCGTTTATGGTGGAACGGCGACAACCAAAGGTACGGTAACGGCAAGCGATAAGATGTCCACTCTTCCTATTGACCGCGCAGTAGCTTACGCGGAAATGATGGGCGGCGGTGGCCCTGCTTACTCGGAAATCCCGCAGATCCAGAAGTGCGAAGTGGATGGCGAAGAAGTTTTTCTGATGATTATGGACCCGTATCAGAAATTCGACCTGCGCCGGAACACCACAACAAACGATTGGGCGGATATCCAGAAAGCAATCGCAACCGCGGCAGGGAAAGAGTCTGCCTTTATTAAGGGCGGAATCGGTATGTGGAATGGTGTTGTTCTCCATTCGCACCCGAACATCATCCGGTTTACTGATTACGGTAGTGGTGCCGTTGCAGCATCAAGGGCGTTGTTCTGCGGTATGCAGGCGGGTGTTATAGCCTTCGGTTCTCCAGGGCAGGATTTGCGTTTTGGCTGGCACGAAGAGGAACGCGACAATGGTAACAAGGTCATTATTACAACCCATACCATTTGGGGATTCAAGAAAGTTACCTTTAACGGTAACGATTTTGGCGTAATGGCCATAGACACGGCAGCGGCCAGGCCGTAAGCAGTAAAAATAAAAGCAAGGAGGATTACTTTTATGGCTAAAACAGCCCAATTAGCACCCGATCTTTACACCAAACCTCCTAAGACCGCTATCGGTGGCGCACGTGCCGATTTCCGGTCTATGGAGTTGACCAAAGCTCAGGTTGAAGTAACGGCAGCAAACAACGCAATTATTGCGCTTGCGGTTTTACCCGCAGGTCACAGACTCCACGGCCTTTATGTGGAATGTGATGATCTCAGTGAAGGCGCGGATATTGTGTTCAATGTTGGTATTTTAAACACTTATTACGGAGCGCCGGTGGCCTCGGCAAGCGTAGCCGGCATTGATTCCGGTGCGGCTCCGGCTCTGCTTAGTGGATGTGGAGGGGTGTGA